TAGAGCTAAACATTGTTGATGCGATTTCGATGCGCTTCAGTTCAAGGGCATCTTGAATCTTCGTAGCTAACGCTGCGCTGATAGCGTCACGAAACTCGTTCGCGTCTTGATTAGCAGCAGCTTGAATAGCGGTATAAATCTGTTCCATAGCAATTCCTTTAATTGATGATTCTATTTATAAAATGCTGGATATTTATGGAATACATAATTGTAATAAAAGGAGTTTATCATGAAGATCGGATTGATAGGCGATCTTATTTTAGATCGCTATTGTTATGGTAAGGTAGAACGAATTTCACCCGAGTCGCCTACTCCAATATTTTCTTTACAGAACGAACGAATGGTTCCTGGTGGGGCTGGTAATGTTGCAGCCAATCTAAAAGCGTTAGGTGCGAATGTAGATTTTTATCATTCTGTTGATTCTTGCGTTAAGACGAGATTCGTGTGCGACAATCACATTCTGTTTCGCGTCGATAATGATCAGCAGGCTAGCGTCTGGTTCGATGGTACTGTCATGGATCAGGACGCAGAATATGTCATCATAAGCGATTATAATAAAGGTGTGATTCGTGATCCGCTTAAGATCATAGAAAATCTAAAGGCATTTAACAAAACTGTCATCGTCGATCCCAAGAAGTCGCTGGATAATTATATTGGCGCAGACATAATCAAGCTCAACGAAAAAGAATACGCGAGCTATGTCGGTCAGATCGATTACATCGAGGCGGCTAAGAAATACGTCACTCGCGCGCTCGTGATCACTCGCGCGAGCAAGAGCGTTCTCATAGCTACTCACGATTCGATCACGGAGATTCCAACGGAATCTCATCAAGTCTCAGACGTGACCGGAGCTGGCGACGTCTTCATAGCTGTGATGACATTCTTCCTCGCTAAGGGAGACTCGTTAGAGAATGCAGTTCGTAAAGCAACAAAGCTAGCCTCTATTTCCGTGACCAAGTTTGGTACATATACTCTCACTAAAACAGATATAGAATCCGCTGATGTTAAGATCATATTCACGAACGGATGTTTCGACATCATTCATCGCGGACATATTGAGTATCTTAGAAAGTCGCGCGAATTGGGTGATAAGTTAATCGTTGGCTTAAACTCTGATGATAGTATTCGCAGACTCAAGGGTCTCGCTCGACCGCTAACGAAGCAAGAAGATCGTAAGGCTATTCTAGAATCGTTCAGTTTCGTAGACGAAGTTATAGTGTTTAATGAAGACACGCCATATGAGCTGATTAAAAAAATTAAACCTGACATAATCACAAAGGGTGGCGACTATGAAATAGAATATGTAGTCGGTTCAGATTTAGCAGAAGTTGTTATCATTCCATATGTTGATGGATATTCAACTACAAAAATCTCGGAGAACATGAATGACAGACATAGTTGAAAAAGGTTGGGGACGAGAAATCATTTTCGTCAATAACGACAAGTATTGCGGAAAGTTGTTGTGCTTCGATAAAGCTGGTTCTAAAGGTAGTATGCATTTTCACGGTAAGAAAACAGAAACGTGGTATGTGCAACAAGGTTCTTTCATCGTGTACTACATCAACACAGCAAATGCAAACAAATGTTCTTCAGTATTAAAACAAGGCGATACATGGACGAACGAAGTATTTGAGCCGCATCAGTTAGAAGCTCTTGAAGATGATTCTATCGTATTTGAAGTGTCAACTCTAGACGATCCAAAAGATAGCTACCGTGTTGAGAAGGGGGATAGTCAATCGTGAAATATATTGTCGATATTGACGGAACGATATGCAACAATACTTGGGGCGATTATCATGAAGCGATGCCGAAGAAATTGCGAATTGCACATCTTAATAGATTATATGATGAAGGACACGAGATTTATTATTGGACTGCTCGTGGATCTGCTACAGGTAGAGATTGGTTGGCCTTCACAAAGAATCAGTTAGAAACGTGGGGCGTTAAATATACAAATATTTCCTGCGGAAAACCCACATACGATGTTTGGATCGACGACAAAGCTATGAGTGATAAGGAGTACTTCCGTGATACTGATAACAGGATCTAAAGGTTTTATTGGTCGTAACTTGATAAAGAATCGCGATTGGGATATCATCGCGTTAGATTTTCATAATCATATGGAAATCTTTGACTCAGATTTCCCTTGGAAAAACATCACGAAAATATATCATCTTGGCGCATTATCAAGCACAACAGAAAATAATCTAGAGCGGATTCATAATCTCAATGTTAAATATAGTGTTTCATTATTTGAGTATGCAATTGAACATAAAATTCCTGTGACCTATGCTTCGTCGGCTTCTGTATATGGCAACTCGTTAACGTATCAAATCAATCCTCTAAATTATTATGCGCTGTCGAAAACAACAGTTGATTACTGGGTGCTTGATAACGTCGACAGATTCAGCAATGTAGTGGGTTGTAGATTCTTTAACGTATATGGCGATGGCGAAGAAAACAAAGGATCACAGGCTAGTCCGCTACATCAGTTTACTAAACAAGCGAAAGAAACTGGCACGATCAAAATATTTGAAGGATCTAAAGATTACTTCCGTGATTTTGTTAATGTGAACGACGCTATAGATTGTATGATTGTGGAAAAAGAATCAGGCATCTACGATATCGGAACGAACAATCCAGTCTCATTCCAATATGTCGCTAGTCTCGTAGCTCGCAAGTACGACGCATTCATAGAGGAGATTCCATTTCCAGAACAACTAAAGAACAAATATCAGTGGTATACTTGCGCTCGTAAACACTACGATCACAAGTTCATTTCAGTCCGAGACTTTCTCGAATCTTTGTAGCTGATATTGCTTGCGTTGCTTCATCTAACGTTTCTTGTTCGATCTTATAACCAACATCGCGCCCATATGTTATATTGACAATATTGGGCACAACTTGCACCGTGTACTGACCATAATACTTTGGTCCTAGTGCTTTGTGAATGCGTTCTTCTACGTCAGCAATATCAAATGGATTGCTGTCATTCCAGTTCTGACAATCACGAATCATGATGCAGACTTGACCTGTTTTAGCTAACGCACGTTCAAATAATGCTTGATGACCATCGTGCCATGGTTGCCAACGTCCAAGCATTTGTACTGTAGGTTTGCGTGGATCAAATTGTACAGGATGCTCGTTGTTGATGATATCTTTTACAATACGTTTTGCCCACCCTTTAGAATTAAAGTTTGTGATGCGATAGTCATATTCTGTTGGTGGCTCAAATAATTTGTTGGTGTCTTCGTATCGACCTTTCTTGATTGTGTCCATCCAGATAACATAATCAGGAGAACCATCTTCAGAAAATATCTTTCTTAGATTTTCAGTCGGACAAATAAATTCGCAGATAGAATATATCCCTTCTTTCTTATCTTTATTACCATATCTACCCATTCTTTCTGCTTGACGTGTTCGACCTGCTTCCGAGAAATCCCAGTCATCAAACATCTTACGCACAGAATCGGCGTTGTGCCAATTCACTGGCAATCCTTGAGCAGTAAACTCGTCGTACATTTCTTGGGCTAGAGTTGTCTTACCAGATCCTGGCAGTCCCATAATAAGAATCTTCATTACTTCTCCGCTGGAATATTAAACGCAATAGAGATGCGTGTTGATGATGACATGTTTCTTTTAACGCAGTGTTCTAGATAAGACGGAAACAGAATCATCTTACCTGTTTTTGGTTGAACTTCACTTACGTTTCTTATATTTGTATATAGAGCATTCCACATACATTTTTGTTTGGCTGGTTCATAATATTCAAAATTGCCCGTGTTAGGCATAGCTTGTACATAATACACACCAGAAATGATATTTCCATAGTGATCGTGTCGTTCTTCGTAGTTTCCCGGTTCAAAATAATTTATCCAAGAATGAATACTTGTTTTTTCTATTTTGGTACCATGAGCCGCAGCAAATTCACGAATAGCATTATTGATTTCATTCCGCAGATCAATCAGTTTAATTTCTGATAAAATATCATGATATGTGTGATAAGTCGTGTTGAGATTTTCATCTTTACGATATTGCATATATTTCTTGTAACTATCAGTCGTTTCCCATTGTCTAACAGCCAATAAAGTTTTTTCTACAACAGCAGAATCAACTTGATGTGTGCCAATCAATACGGGAAATTTTGACTCAATGTGCATTCATTTCTTCCAGTATTAGCTCACGCGCACGCTCGAGAGGTTCTTTCCAGCTGCGCAGTTTAGTTTGCTTCAGCACAGTTAAATTGTTGCCATACCACGGAGTTGTTTCGTTTGTACGAGTCGAAGTCCAGATATAATATTCAGCAATAGGTACACATACAATCGTGCGCTTACCCATTGCTCCCGCTGCGTGCACGAGACTAGTGCAGGAAGAAACAATCAAATCCATTTGATCAATAAAGTCGAGCGTGTCTTCCCAAGACCTGATCCTGTTCTTCAGCGATATCGTACCTTCGTATTCTTTTTCTGTGTCGATATAATAAATCGACGCATCTTTTGGCATAATCGCCATCATCTCGTCGAACGGAATGCGTCGATAAACATCCTGCTCGAAGTGTGGATTGCCGTTGACTTTTATACCGATCTTGAACTTCTTGTCGTCGAGTTTGTTCTTTTCCTGACGCAATGGCTTGAGATAAGGACCAGTCCATAATTGATTTTCTTTCAAGCCAAGATATCCCGGCAAACTCATCATATGAGTCCAGAGCGCATCTTTCGGAAAGAACAGATGATTAGTCGTTACCTCGTATCCGTGGCGTTTGAACAAGTTCACCATATCGGGACGATACATATGCCACGAAGAATACAAGATGGGGTTCATTCCTAGAGCTTTTAGATTATCGAGATAGCGAATGTTGATGATCTCATCACCAATACCACCTTCTCCATTGATGATAATTGTTTTCCCTGGATATGCACCACCGTCCCAGAACTTCAGCTTTAGCACATCTTCGAATAGGGGATTTTTCTTTTTGAATGTGTTGATGAAAAGATCGATTCCCTTTGACGTTTCACCAAGACGTAGATATTTGCCGCAGAGCGCATATTCTAACGATTCTTGCTTATCCATCTTTACTTGACGAGCGATTAGATCTTCGATGATCGCTTCTGCTTCTGTTCTTTTACCGAGAAGCGACAGATTAAATGCTTTGTTTGCTAATGTGTCGGGATCGTTTGGCTTTACTTGCAGATTTAAATCAATGTAAAATAAAGCCTTTTCTGGATAATTGTTAAGATTGTATGCTTTGTATAGATTTTCACGAGCAACATAAAGTTGCTCCGTTGTTCTGCACATAGAATAACATATCTCTGCGCATTTGAGATACAACTCAGCATACTTTACTTCGAGCGCTGCGCGACCCACAGATTCAAATTGTTGTAATGTTTTAGCCAACGTAAACATTTCGTCGAGCAACATTACTGCAGTCTTGCGCTTTTCATCTTTAGTTAGAGAACTGATGACTAAGAAAAGCGGATCGTTTTCTTGTTTATTCTCAACCATTTTTTACTGCGACCATGCGAATATGATATTCCATTACGATATTGTTGTGCTCGTGAATATAACGTCGAGCCTGATCTGCTTGCATTCCTTCAAATGCTTTTAGATACATTGGATCTGGAATTTCATTCACATCGACAACTTCAAAATCCACGTCAAAATAATAACCGAGTCTTGATGCTGCTGCGCTCTGCTCAATGCAAGCATCATTGTACTTTCGACTAAACAACGACAAACCGTCAGGCGTAATTGGTCGACGATGTGTAGGATCGTTTAAGTAGTAGTCGTGGCGAGGATGAGGAACACGAATATCAATGATAGCACCGTGTTTGCAAACGCGATACAGTTCTTGCAAACAGTGGAAATATCCTTCGCCCATATGTTCGAAGACGTGATGCGCGATTACTTGTTCGACAACATTATCTTCGATAGGCCATTTGTCTCTTTCCATATCAAACTGGAAATCTGGCTTAGTTCTTGCGTCGTAGTCGCAGTTTAGAAAGCCATCGTATTTTGTATCGCCAGCACCAAGATTAATTTTCATAACAACCTCACTGTTCAAATTGATTAGGTATTTTCGGATGATGGCCTTTGCGACAATCGAACTGACGACAGGCTAGTGGACGATCCTCATAGATTTTGCATTTGCGATCAGCACCAAAATAAATGCAACCTGTTTCTACTCTAGGAACTGCAATGACTGGAGTGAACGGATCTGCTTCGTTGTTCATAAATGTAAAGATGTACTTACCAGATTTCATTTCTGCTTCTGTCAAGTATGGCGATAACATTTCACAACAGAGCGTGCAATCAATCTTTTGACAAGGAACATCTGACACCTCGATATCGCGCTCGATGGTGATCGCTTTTACATGATGTGTTTTGAGCTTCATCGCCAAACTTCAAGATTAGAAAATTCAGCCCACAAATCAGGAGGGAGAATGGGCTCACGTTCTATATATTTTACTTCTTTTCTGATCTTGTGTAAACCATTAATTCTAGCGTCGAGATCATATTCATCCCAGGCTGCTTCGACATTATTAAAATCGTGTTCGAAGTATGGCTCGCCAATGAAATTATACAGAGCCCGCATAGTTTGTTCTGGATTCTTAGCCAACTGATCGTATTCTAGAACCATTATCATTTTCTTATGCGGACCAGTTATGCCTTCTTTCAATGAATCATATGCAAAACGTACAGGGCTTCCTGGGCTCATTAGATAGTATGCTCTATTGTAAACTGATTCTGATTCTTGTTCGCCATACAACTGAGACATTGTGAAAGGATTGTTGCGAAACAATACTTCAAAAGAATCTAAAACCCAACGAATATCACGAACACAACAAATTACTTTTGCGTCTGCGTGAGTTTGTTGCAGCATAGGTAAAAGAGTAGTCCAACCACGATTGGTATTGAAACAAACTTCTTTATCGATGTGCGAATGATAAGTTTCGATAAGAGTTTTAACTAACTCAATTCTTTTTGATTCTGGGCATTGAATGTGATATCCAGGACCAGCAAAAGATTCAGTAATAATTCTTCTGACAAATCTTGCTAATGGATTTGAAATATCAGAATGAAACTTTGGATTTTGATTAAGGATTGAAGTGAGTAGTGTAGATCCTGAACGTGGAAGCCCAGAAATAAAATGATATCGTTTCATAACAACTCCATAATGTAATACACATATTATATAGTCATGTCAGTAACTCCTGCTGTAAGACCATATCCGCAAGTTACTTGTTTCCAATTGGTAATACCACTAACTGTTGTTCCTGGTGAAGATCTATTTGTAGTCGTGTTTTCTCCTAATTGACCACGAACGTTAGATCCCCAAGTCCACAACGTTCCGTCAGTTTTTACTGCTGCAGCAGTTTTATGTACGACAGTATTACCACCTATATCTACTTGTTTCCACGTGGTTCCACCTCCAGCAGTTGTACCTGGTGAAGATCTAGCTACAATTGTGCCTGTGCCTAACTGACCAGTATCATTTAGCCCCCAAGTCCATAATGTGCCGTCAGTTTTTATTGCCGCCATAGAACTAAGCCCTACAGCAACTTGTTTCCAATTAGTTCCGCCACCTGCAGTTGTTCCTGGAGATGATCTATCTACAGTTGTGCCAATTCCTAAAGTGCCGCTAGTGTTATCTCCCCATGTCCATAACGTGCCATCAGTTTTAATGGCTGCAGCATTACCCTCAACATTTGATGTAAATCCTAAAGATATTTGACTCCAATTAGTACCACCGCCAGCAGTTGTTCCTGGTGATGATCTGGCTGTCGTAGTTCCAGTACCTAATTGTCCAGTTCGATTGTTACCCCAAGTCCAAAGAGTGCCGTCTGTTTTAATAGCAGCACATGCTTGCCAAGCTGCAGAAACTTGTTTCCAGTTGGTGCCGCCGCCCGCAGTTGTTACTGGAGAAGATTTATTTGTTGCGGTGCCATCGCCTAAAGCACCGGCATCCCAAACGAACGGAGAGCTAGAGCTAGCATTTCTACCCCATGTCCATAATGTACCGTCAGCTTTTATTCCTGTAGCATGATAATGTGCTATAGCAAGTTGTTTCCAGTTAGTACCGCCACCAGAAGTTGTGACAGGAGATGATTTAGTAACAGTGGAATTGTCTCCTAACTGACCGTCAGCATTATTCCCCCACATCCACAATGTACCGTCTGTTTTTACTCCACCAATAACTGAGCTTGAGGCAGAAGTTTCAATCGACTTCCAATTGGCACCAGCGCCAAGAGTTGTTCCAGGTGATGATCTTGAATTTGTTGCTGTAGCATTAATGCCTAATTGAGTAGAAGCATTTCCACCCCAAGTCCACAACGTACCATCATTGAAGAACTCTCGTTTGACCAAGAGATCATCAACTTCTGTAATTCGTCCGTTGTATGTTGTGGTAAAACCTACAGCCATTATTCTACATCTCTCAGTCTAAAAATTTGAACTAAGTTACCTGTGAACGAATGAAATAGCCATGGTCTAAAAAATACTGCCTGTCCAGGCTCCAACTCATAATTTACCTTTACATTCCACTGAAACAAATCTCGATAAGGAAATTCGTACCCTTCTAGAGCATTTCTTGCGCCGTCTTTGTGCTCGTATATATTGAAATATGTATGATCTAAAGCTACAACGAGTATCCAATCTTTAGTTGATTCAAAATCTTCAAAATGAACAAAAACATCAGGAAAACGAAACACACCAGAGCGATCCATATCTACTTCAACTTTACGAGCTATAACGGTTGAAATGATATCGGATATGTCGTCGGGGACATGATTAAAGTTCTCAATTTCTCTGCCAAGATCTTTCTGTATAAATGGAAGGCCGCGCGCAACCAATGATAAATTGTGCGCGCCATCTGGTGTATAGAAATCATCAATCGTTAATGTTTTAATAAATGCCATTCACCAATTACCTTGTTCTGCGATAGCAAACGCCGCATAATATCCGCCTTCAACGCTTTTCCAATTAGTTCCTCCACCTACTGTAGTTCCTGGAGATCTTCTAGATGTTGTTGTTCCGTCGCCTAATCCGCCATAACTTCCAGCACCCCAAGTCCATAGAGTACCATCTGTTTTGATTCCAGCACTAACATAACCGCCAACAGAAACAGATTTCCAATTAGTCCCACCACCAACAGTTGTGACTGGAGATGCTCTAGCTGTTACGGTGCCGTCTCCAACATCGCCAAAACTATTAAGGCCCCACATCCACAGCGTGCCATCTGTTTTTATAGCACCACACCCATAACCTCCCAAAGATACATCTTTCCAAGTTGTACCACCGCCTGCTGTTGTGCCTGGAGAAGATCTTCTATTTTGAGTACCGTCTCCAAGATTTCTTGCTTCATTATTACCCCAAGTCCATAGAGTACCATCTGTTTTTATGGCTGCTACTGCATTACTTTCTGTATTTTGTCTAGTCGACGCAACAGATACTGATTTCCAATTAGTTCCACCACCAGAAGTAGTGCCCGGTGAAGATCTTCCATAGGTAGCAGCAAAACTTCCTGCACCTAATGCTCCACCGTATGTATCAAATGTATTTCCACTACCAACAATTGATCCGCTATTAAATCCCCAAGTCCATAGAGTCCCGTCAGTTTTAACAGCAGCCATCATTCTAAATCCTGCACTAACCTGTTTCCAGTTAGTGCCACCACCAGCCGTTGTGCCTGGTGAAGAACGATTGTTGTTTGTTCCGTCGCCTAATCCGCCAAAACTACCATTTCCCCATGTCCATAGAGTACCATCAGTTTTAACAGCAGCCGATACAAATTTTCCCATACTAACTTGTTTCCAGTTAGTTCCGCCGCCAGCAGTTGTTCCAGGTGATGATTTGATTGCCGGTGAAGTTGTCCCGTCACCTAATGCGCCATATACTTGATTAAGACCCCAAGTCCATAGAGTACCATCGGATTTTACTCCTCCAGCAGCAATATATCCTAGTCCGTCCCCTTTAGATATGCTTATCTGTTTCCATGTGGCACTACTGCCTGCTGTTGTGCCTGGAGAAGATCTTGGTGTTGTAGATCCATAACCTAATTGTCCTACATCACCCTTACCCCAAGTGTAAAGTTCTGGACTTGCATATCCAGGCACTAAATCGGGATAAACGTCCATAAGATATTCTTTGGTAACGTATTTGTTACCAATATCAATGCCATCGTTGTCTCTAAAATTAAAAACAGGCATCAATCATTCCTCAAGATTGATAGCGTCTAATTCTTGTGCTGTTGAACATGCATCAATTTCAGCTTGTTTTGCAATTTCCCAATCAAACTGTGACTGAATGTGATTGGCTACTGTAGTCGCAATTGCATTCATTTCTGCTTTTGTGAGAGTAACCCAACCAGCATCAAATTTCCATTGAACAGTTTCGTTTTCGTTCATTAGGATATATTTTTGCAAGAATACATCACGAACTTCTCTAGCTGTATTGATGAATACATCATTGCCTTGTACGTTTGTTATTACACCAGCAATTTCTTTACGCCAACGAATTTCAGCTACTTTTGCCTTCAGCGTGTTTTTGATCAACTCAACAGGAGTTGGCAGTACTTGAAATGTGCCAATAGCTTTGCCAGTTGAGAAATCCCAAAAAGGACCATGAGGATATTCAATCTTTGGGTTGTAATTTGGATACACTAACTCTGCTGCATAAATCTTGGTGTTCTCATCAATTTCTATAATTTCTTCATCGGTCTTGCTCATAGGAAGTTTGTACTCGATTTCGCAATCTTCCTGCAATGAAGATTCAAAAGAGCGATAGTTCCATGCTCGTGGACCATTGATTACAAATCCGTCATGAACTAAGACATATGCTGTCATTTTTTATTCCTTTTTTATGGTTCTGTTATTCCAAAACAAACGGTCGCAGTTAACTTAACAATTTTTCATCAAATTTTATTGGAAACTAAAGTTCCAGTAGATATATTATATAGTTAGGTCAGTAAAATAGCGAACATAGTCGCTTGAATAGCAGAACCTGGAACATGACCAGCCACATGTATTTCTTTCCAAATAGTCCCACTACCCAAAGTAGTTCCAGGAGATGATCGTGACGTTGTTGTTCCATCACCTAATGCGCCTAAATTATTTGATCCCCATGTCCATAGTGTACCATCAGTTTTTACAGCAGCAGTTGTAGTGCTTCCACAAGAAACTCGTTTCCAGTTAGTACCACCACCTGCAGTTGTTCCAGGTGATGATCTACTTGTTGTATTTCCAGTTCCCAAATTTCCTCTTTGATTATATCCCCATGTCCATAACGTACCATCAGTTTTTACAGCAGCATTATAAAAATAAGCACAAGCAACCTGTTTCCAATTAGTTCCACCACCTGCGGTTGTTCCTGGAGATGATCTATTAGCCGTTGAGCCTGTTCCCAATTGTCCGTTTTGACCTCGCCCCCAAGTCCATAACGTACCATCTGTTTTGATACCAGCCATCATATCTAAACCGCAAGCTATAAAATTCCAGTTGGTTCCTCCACCAGAGGTTGTGCCAGGAGAACTTCTATCAGGATTGAGGTTTGTTCCTAATTGTCCATCAGCATTTCTTCCCCATGTCCAAAGCGTTCCATCAGTTTTTACAGCAGCAGAAAATGTTGCAGCAGAACCTGATAGAGCAACTTGTTTCCAGTTAGCACCACCACCTGCAGTTGTACCAGGTGAAGATCTATTAGTTGTTGTTCCGTCTCCTAAATTACCAAATCCATTATATCCCCATGTCCATAACGTTCCATCTGTTTTAACAGCCGCTGTGTGTAAATAACCGCAAGCAGTTTGTTTCCAATTGTTACCACCACCTGATGTTGTTCCTGGTGATGATCTATCAATTGTACTGCTATTACCTGATCTTCCAAAAGCGGCATCACCCCAAGTCCACAATGTACCGTCAGTTTTAATAGCACACCCCATGGTTGTACCACCACTAGCAATTGAACCTGCAACTTGTTGCCAATTAGTCCCACCACCAGATGTAGTTACTGGAGAAGATTTCTCTGTGATAGAATTATCACCTAATCCACCAGAACCTGCAGACCCCCAAGCCCAAAGAGTGGCACCAACGAATCGATCAACGATTTCGTAGTCTGTCATAAAGACGCGATCAAAATCTTCTCCATTGTAATTAAACCCAGATGGCATTTCACTTACCCTCTAGCTTTTCTATTCTTTCAGACAGCTCTTTAATAGCTTCAACAAGAACACCTACAAGCCCACCATAATTAACTGACATTTCACCATTATCGCCTTTATGAACTAGTTCAGGCAATGACTTTTGAACTTCTTGTGCAATCAATCCTATAGAAGGCGTGTCAGTTTCTTTCCAGTTAAATCGTACGCCGCGCATATTATTAACTGTATCTAACGCATTGTCGACTGTTTTGATGTTTTTCTTAACACGTTTATCAGACAATGAATTAAATATCGTTGCGTTCAGCTGACCAGTTGATGGCGTAAAATATAACTTTGTCGTTGATACGATTGCTGATGTCCAAGAACCAGAAGAAGTTGTAGACATAGCCGGATAATGAGTTGTTGCGCTAGCCGTTTCGTTTGACAAAGTTGCGCCACCACCAGAAGCAGCAGCGCCCCAAAATGTTGTTGTTCCGTTGGTCTTAAGAACGAAATTTGCTGTTCCTAGTGAACCGTTAGCTACAAGCCCTTTTACTGTTGTGTTTCCTGCAATAAAAAGATTTGTTCCTACGGTTGCACGACCGTTAACACCAAACCATCCAGTTACGTTAGCAGTTTTGCCAGCAGCACCAATAACCGTGTTGCCGTTTAAACTGATATTACCATTTGCAAACAGTGTTCCGTTAATCGTAGTGCGTTCTGAAATATTCGTCGGATCACCAAGAACAGTATTTCCAGAAACATACAAATTTTGACTTATTGTTTGACGACCGGTAACTGTAACTAAACCAGTTGCAGTTGTTGTTTTGTTTGCACCACCAAGAGTCGAATTTCCTGTGACGATAAAATTCAACACAGAAATAGATTGACCGTTGGCGAATCCTCCACCTCCTCCACCACTAGCAGCTGTACCCCAATAAACAGATGTGCCGTTCGTTTTAAGAACTTGTCCTGTGCTGCCCAGTGAACTATTGGCTAACAAACCAGAGATCGATGTGTTTCCGGAAACATCTAGATTCGTTGAAATAGTCGCGCGTCCTGTGTGTGCGAAAAATCCAGATGTTGTTGGATTTGATTTAGTAGCATAAAGTGTAGATGCGTTTGCAACCTGCAATCTGTCGCTAATTAATGTACGAAGATCTGTGTTCGTGCTCGTGAGCGCGCTCCAGCTTGCTCGAGCAGCTATGTACGAATTAGTATTCGCTAAGATGCTGTTAACATACGTGTTTTGAGCAAACGTGGTGCGAATATCCGTGTTATTTAATTTTAAGAAACCTGTTACAGAAGTATTACCAAGAGTTGAATTGGCAACAACAACAAGATTTCTAGCAGCTCTAATATTCTGCGCAGCGAATGGCGCTAGTCTAAATGTAGCATGACTTGTATTGATATAGACGTTGGCATCAGGTTCTGGTCCGTAATTTTCAAATACTTTCCATGTTCCTGCATCCGAAGCATCACGGAAAAATCCAGCATGATGATACGTTCCATCGTTATAATTTCCAGCGAAACCAAGATCTGGATTAGCAGTTGAACTGTTAGAATTCAAATAAATCATGTTGTCGCCAACAGAAAGATTATTGGCGCTGTACGTTTGAATTCCGCCTGTTACAAATAGTTTTCCTTCGATGCTTACATTTGCGCTGAAAGTAGTTAGTGGAGTTACTGTTTGTGCAATAACTCCAGTCTTTTTAAAGAAATTGGTATTGACGTTTGCTACTTGATAACGATCATTGATTAACGTGCGGAGTGCAGTATTTGTGCCGGTTAAAGCTGTCCACGATGCCTTCGTTGCAATATAAGAATTAGTATTAGCCAACTTTGCGTTTGCATCAGACTTAGTTTCATAAGTAGATGCTGCATTTGCTACTTGCAAACGATCGCTAATCAATCCTCTTAATGCGGTATTGGTGCCTGTAAGATTAGAATTAACAAGCGTGATTCTTGAATTTGTGTTAGCTAATGCAGCGCGTTCTGTTGCAATCGTTTGATAAGTTGCTGCAGCATTACCAACTTGCAATCTGTCGCTGATTAGTGTACGAAGTGCAGTGTTCGTACCTAAGAGTTCGCTCCGACTCGCGCGAGTAGCAATATATGCGTTTGTATTTGCTAAACGAGAATTAGCAGTAGTCTTAGTCTCATACGTTGCAGCTGCGTTAGCTACTTGCAGATATTGACTAGTTGACGAGCCACCTACTGCAACACCACCAGCCGTAGAACCATCACCGATATAAACTAACTTAGTATCTGTTGTATAGATAAATTCGCCTTCAGCAGGCGTAATTGAAGTTCTGCTAGTAGATAGTCCTCTACGAATTCTTAAAGCCATTTTAGTAAGATCCTAAATCTAAAGTAAATCCAGAAGGAGTATTGAATGTACCAAAATCTAAATCTCCGCCGCCGGCAGAATCTGTTCCCCAATAGACTCCGCCTGCTCCGTTTGATTTTAATACAGATCCCGCGGTTCCTGTTGAACTGTTTGCAGAAATTGAACCTGTAACAACAAGATTAGTGACGGAAATAGATTGACCGTTTGCAAATCCACTACCAGCAGTAGAAACGTCAGTTCCCCAATAAACAGTCGTTCCATTAGTCTTTAATACTTTTCCAGATGTGCCAAGAGATCCGTTGGCGATAAGACCAGCGATCGAAGTGTTTCCTGAAACTGTAAGATTGTTTAATTGCGAACCAATTTCGAATACAGCTGTGCCGTTGGAAGAATAGAGCTTCTTATCTTTTGTATTGATTGCAATTTCGCCAGTAGTAAGATCTGTCGTAAGCGGTACTTTGCCCGCAACGCTACTGCGCTTGATTTTAATTGTAGATGCCACACCCAACTCCTATAAAGGAAGTGAGGGGAAACACTCGTCCCCTCACTGGTATTTTATTTTATATATTAGAACGTTCCGCCGTCTATAACAGCTTCAATTGTAGCAATTGTATATCCTGCTCCTCCAGTATCAACTGTAGTTGTAGGTTCAGATTGCAATCCATAGTAGAACTTGAAGATACCGTCTGTAGCATCGCGGAACAGACCAGAATACTTGGTGCCGCTAGAAACATACTTAGAATACAATCCAGTATCAACTGTGTCAGCTGCGTTGTTAGCAGCCAACTTAATCATAGAGTCATCAACGTTCAGAGTCGACGATGAAATATAAGTGACTGAACCTTCAACAGTCAGATCGCCGTCAACAAGCAGATTACCACCAATGCTCGTATTACCAGTAACAGCAAGATTTGTAGAAATCGTTGCGCGTCCAGTATGAGCCAGTAATCCAGAAGTCGTTGGGT